CGCCCACTTTCGGGTCTGCGTTGTGCTTCACGCACCGGTAGCCCGACGTAACCTTGATGGCCTTGCCGAGCTTGGTGCGGATGGTCTGCATCTTCTGGACGAGCTCCGGGTCAATCATCTGCGCCGTGCATCCGCACGGGCAGGCAAACTCGTACCGCTCGAAGTCTGTGGTGATTTTCGTGTGGTCGTTCGGCTTAAAGGTAATTACGCTCATTCTCGACGTCTCCTTTGTCGGTCTGTTTGAGTACGGAAAATTCTGCGTGTACCACCGCGCGGGCTGCTCCGTAGCCCTCCGGCTCCCCGCAGTTCGTTTCGAGGGAGTATTCCTCCCACCGGTCGAGCAGCTTAACGGTGGCCGTCAAAAGCTGTTCGAGCCTCTCCTCGCGGTTCATTGGCGGCTCCTTTCAGCGGCTCTCGCCGCGCCGGAACAGTGTGTAGTGCGGACGCTCCTCCCCAAACAGCCAGTATCGCAGCCAGTCATCGAGGACAACGGCCGCGATAGACACGAAAATCCACAAAATGCTGAACGGGAGGCAAATCTGCCCTTTGTAGTTGAACGGCATACCGGAGTAGTCCCAAACGCCGAGGCCGAGCCAGACGTTGAGAATCATACCGGTAACGAGCTCCGCTCCTGTCACGATGGCCGAGCCGAGGACGCCCTGCCAAATGAGCGGGGTATCCCACTCAAGCAGGCCCTCATTCAGCTCACCGAGAATCAGGAAAAGGAATCCGCCGAGGACGAACATCGTCCAATGGCTATGTCCTCTGAAAAGCACCTCGAGTCCGAAGTATACAAGCCCTCCGAACACAAAGAGGATGGCAGTTTTACATACAGAGTTCCTTGCCATTTCGGTCCTCCTTAGGCGGAGAGCTTGTTGATGATGGCCGTAATCTGCGCCTGCGCCGCGCTGAGAATGTCCCCGACTTCCTTTTCGAGGTCCTCGGGAAGGGCGCATCCGTAATAGATGGAGCCGATAACATTCGGGTCGGTCTCGCGCTTCGCCCACTGGCGCAGCGCATTGCAGTAGGTCGTCTGTTTGGTGACGAAGCTCTTGTATTCGCTGTACAGAGTAATAATGTCTGCCGCGCTGTACATAACGCACTTGCCGCCATCCGGGTGGTAAGGGTATTCGGACGCGCCCAACGTAATGGCCGCAAACATCGAGTCGATGTTCGTCTGGTCGTTGGGCATCAGCGAAAAGTGCTGCGTACCGTCGGACAACTCCACGTCAATGCCAGCATAAATAAAGTTCTGGCAGGTTTCAGAAGCGTCGTCCGCCACCTTCTGTGCCAGAGTGGGAAGGTCGTTTTTCTTCCATTCAATAGCCATACTGTCCTCCTTACTGGAATGCGCCGGAGACGGCTTCGATGTAGCCGCCAGTGCCGGATGCACCGCGGCTGATGGAAACGCGGAAATTGAACGCCGCGCCAGCCGTGGCGGTCTTGTTCTCAAAGACGACGTTCACGCCTTTCCGCACCTCGGTGGTGACATCCTGCCACACTGGGGCCGCGTCCTTGGCGTTGTTCGTGACCTCTGCCTTGAACACAGCATCATCGGGAATGCTGCCGGTCACCTGAAGCACGGCAACGGTGATGTCGCCCTCCACGGTCAGAGGTTCAGCCAGCGTCACGCTTGCGGCGTGGACGGCCTTGGTAAAGGTCGCGGACGTGCTGACGGTTTCCTTGCCGTCGCTCACCTCAACGGTGATGGTGTGGTTGCCGTTCAGGATTTTCTGGAATCCGGCAGCGCTGGCCGTCTGCTCAAAGGTCAGGGCCGTGCCGCTGGCAACGCCGGTGCGGGTCTTGGTGGTCTTACCGTCCAGCTTTTCGGTGACGGTCAGGGTGTCGCTGTCGGCATCGATGACGGTATACTTCCATGCAAAGGCCGTGTTCTTCTCGCCAAGAGCTGCGCCGTCCGTGCTGACGGTAGGTGCAGTGTTGACACTGACCGTGCCGTCGTCAGAGACCACGAGTGTAGAGGGAAGAATGAAAGCGGGGCGAACACCATAGGCGTTGAGGCACCAGAAGCTGTAGCTGGAGCCATCGGTGTTGACGTACCAGACGTAGTTGCTAAGGTTGGTGTGCGGAGAGCGCAGCCACCAAATGGCAGCGCTGCTGCCGTTGTAGGCAATGCGCTTGCTTGCGCTGTCGAAGTAGGCCAGCTTTGTGCCCTCGGTGTTCATGTAACTTACGTTGCTGAAACCAACCTCCGTGCCAGACAGCAGGAACACTTTGGTCGAGAGACCATTTGCGCCGCTCTGAATGCCGCTGTTGGTATACGGAATTTTCACCTGCTTGATCGCTGCCCGAATTTTGGAATCAATCAGGTTGTAGAAGGTTCCGTTCAGATAGGTGTGAATGCCGGAATCCTTGTAAGAGTTGTTGTTACCGAACGTGCTCGTGGTGTAGATGTCCTTCATCACAACCCAGACGCCGTTGCAGCTTGCATCATAGGCGCTGCTGGGCAAGCCCTGATGCACGATGATAAAGTCTTTGGCCGCACCGTTGACCTTGATCTTGACGATACTGCCAACGGCCTTTGTGCTCAGTTTTACGTTTGCCATTGTTTACCTCCTTGCAAAAAATCAGACCCACGGCAAAACGCCTGCGGGCCGCGTGTTCTGCGATACAGAGAGGGACAGGGCTTTGTGCTGCTTCTTGTAGATGCAGCGGCATTGCCTCGCCCGCCGTCTGTCACGCGCGAGTTTGTTCGAGTTGATTTTTCGATGGATAGGGATTTTACAGTCAAGCAATTTTTCGAGCCGGTCAGCGTACTTGCGGCGTAAAGAGTAAGTATCACCATGGGCGGCATGGGCATCCCACGCATCAAAGCTCCGCAGGATTTCCTGCTTGGTCACTTCGCCTGCGGGGTATGCCGTCTCCCAATATCTGATCTTGTTCTTCATCCGCTTGGAGCTATCCCGGCGCAGCTTTTGGATGACCGCGCCGGTGTCGGTCAGGTAGCTATGGAATCCCAGAAAATCTATACCGTTCCGCAGTGGGAAAATGGCGGTTTTCTGGTTCAGCTCAAGGCCGTAACTGTCCATGAGCGCCCGAACATCCCGGAGAATGCACTGCAATTTCTTCTTGTCCGAACAGATGATGTAGAAATCATCCATGTATCGGCCATAGTATTTGATGCGGTACTTTTCTTTGATGATGTGGTCGAACTCGTCCAAAAACATGAGGGCGAAAAGCTGGCTCGTCTGGTAGCCCAGCGGCAAGCCGTCCTCCATCACGTCGATGTAGATGCAAAGCAGCTCATAGACACGCGGGTCAACGCCGCGCTTGTCCAGCACGGCTTTGAGCTTGCGTTTTAGCTTCCGGTGGTCGATGCTGGCGAAGAAATGCCGCACGTCGCCTTTCAGCACCCAGCCGTCCGCGCCGTGGCTCTCACGGCGGTAATAGTCCACCATGTGGGTTTTCAGGCGCATCAGGCCGTCGTCTGTGCCTTTGCCGGTCTGGCTTGCGTGGCTGTCCCGGATAAAGCTCTTTGTCAGAGCATCATACAGGATGTTATCGACCAGCGCGTGCAGCACCACCTTGTCCACAAATGCGGGGGCGTGTACCATGCGGCGCTTCGGCTCATAGACGGCAAAGACCTCAAACTTACTTGGCACATAGCATATCTGCTGCCGGATGTCGCCGCCCGGCTGGCGTACATCACGCACAGCCAGCTTGCGGGACAGCTTTTCCGTGCAGGCCAGCGCCTGCGCCTCGTACTCGATTGTTTTGCTTTTACTGCGCTTTCCCTTCCGGGCTCCAAGGTAGGCTTTGTAAAGTACCTCAAAGCTGCACAGTTCTTCGTATGTCAAAATGACCCTCCGCTGGTTCGCGTTACGGTAGTGGGCTGCATCCGGCAGGGATGGCCCACCTCAGCGGGATGTATTTATCACTTGCCTGCATCGGCAAGCGACAGGATGCGGTTTCCTTTGATGGGCGCACTGCTTTCAGCTTATGCCTACTCGTCACACGGTTCCATCAGAGCGGGGCGAACACCATAGGAGTTGTTGTACCAGTTGTTGTTGTTGGAGCCATCGGTGTTGACGTTCCAGACGTTGTTGTTATTGTTGGTGTTCGGAGAGCGCAGCCACCAAATGGCAGCGTCAGACAAACAAACCGCACCCTTTATGCAAAGCGGTTGCCCGCTGTGCGTTTACGGTTCCGGGTAAAGGACAGCTTTCAGGGCGGCAGCCTGTTCGGTCAGCCGTTTCCGTTCCGCTTCTGCCCGGAGTTTTTCGGCACGTCCGCGTTCCGACGTGAGCCACTTCATCGCCGGGTATTTTACGTCCGTGACCTTCTTTGTCCAGATACCGGCTTTCTTCGCGCTGATGATACCTTCCTCCGTGCAGATGGTCAGGTATTCCAGCAGCAGAGAGCAGCTGTCCACGACCGCGCCGATCTTCTCGATGCGCTTGTCGTAGTCGGTCTGGAAATTGACATTGTTCGCCGCGTGTGCATCCAGCAGGATTTGCCGGGCGGTCAGCCGGATGCCCTCACCATACAGCCGGAAAGTGCTCTTGGAAAAGCCCTCTCTGTCCCGTGTGTCGAGTGCATGGACGGCAGTGCCGCACACCTTCTGGATGTCGC